GAAAGACGCTGACGCTGGCGATCTGGCTCGCCTACCGGATCGCCAACGATCCGGCGCCGGCGCTGCTGGTGATGCCCAACGCCGATCTGGCCAGGAGCTACAGCGAGACGCGACTGACCCCCATCTTGCAAAAGTGCCGGCCGGTGCGGTCCCTGTTCCCGCATGACATGGACGACTTCAAAATTTTGGAGATGCAGTTTGCGACAATGACGCTGTCGCTGGTGGGCAGCAACAGCCCAGCCAATATATCCAGCCGGCCCATCTGCATCGCCGTTCTGGACGAGCTGGATAAGTTTGCCCCGCCCACCGAGAAGGAGGCCGCCGCCTACAACCTGGCGCTGGAGCGGACCAAGGCGTTCCCGGGGCGCAAGCACGTCCTGACCAGCACGCCCACGCTCAACACCGGAGACATCTGGCAAAACTACCAAGCCGGAACCCAAGAGACTTTCCACGTGCCCTGCCACGCTTGTGGCGAGCGGCAGGCCATGGAGTTTGGGCAAATCAAATGGGACGAGGGCGCGAGATCTGAGGAGGGCAAATGGGATCTTAAGAGGGTGACGGACTCCGCCGTCTACCATTGCACCAAGTGCGGCGAGCCTTGGGGCGAGGGGCATCGGCGCAAGGCGATCGAGCAGGGCAGGTGGACGGCCGGCAATGCGCACGCCGATCCAGGGCACCGCTCTTTCCGCCTGCCCAGCTGGTACAGCAACATCGGCTTCGGCGAGACGGCCAAAAAGTTTTTGACCGAAAAGCACTACCTGCACGGCCTGCAGGGATGGGTGAACGGCTGGTGCGCGTTACCATGGGAGGACCAATTCGACGACGACGAGGCGGCCGCCATCCCGCCGGGGGCGTTTGCCAAGAAGCAGCCATGGGACAAGGATCACATTTTGCTGGCGGCGATTGACCGGCAGATCGACGAATACTGGTACGTGATCCGGGCCTTTGCCCGGGATGGGACGAGCCGGCTGTTTGACGAGGGGCGAAGGCGGACGATCGAGGACATCGCCCAGCTGATGGCCGAGCACCGAATCCAGCCCCGCCACGTGGCGATCGACTCCGGCTACGAAACCCAAGACACCTACCGCATCGCCGCCAGGTACGGCTGGACCGCCATCAAGGGCGAGGAGCGGCCGCACTTCTTAATTGAGGACCGAGGGACGCGGATCAAATCCGTGCACAGCTCCATCCAGCCCACCGACGCCGGCTGCCAGCTGCTGCTCCTATCCAGCCCAGGATGCCAGGATCTGCTCGCCTGGCTACGCCGAGGACAGGGGCCGATGTGGGAGGTGGCGCACGACGTCAGCCCGGAGTACCGCGAGCACATGGCTAGCCATAAAAAAGTGCATCGGGTGAACCGAAAGACCGGCAAGGATCTGTATGAATGGATCCGGGTCAAACATCGTCCCGACCATCTGTACGACTGCGAGACCTATCTGGCCGGCTTTGCCGTCTACGGGAAAGTGATTGCCGCCGAGGCCGCCATGGAGAAGCCCGATGCTTGACACCGCTAGGGGCGCGTGGAGCGTGGGCTCATCTTTTCCCTTTGGATCCAGGCATCGAAAGACCCTGTGGCCCTCCGCCTTGCCTTGGAGGCTCTTGCGGCCGGGCAGGCCAACACGTTCACCAACGGGGGCAAGGTAATGGTCAGCGCATCCGTGGCCGGCAAATCGTTCAGCTACCAGCTGCAGCCGGGCATGAATCCGATGGTCATCACGGAACTGGCCCTGGGCGCGTGGAAATCCATCAAGGATTTTACCACGTCGGCCGAGATTGAGAATTTCCTGAGCAAGAGCGACGGCCACGTGAGCTACCCCAACTTCGGCAGCATGTTGCCGATCTACCCATGAACATCGGCTCCTGGATAGGGCGGATCGTCCGCGCCGGGACCGCGGACTTCAGCCAGCGGCAGTACATCTACGCGCAGCCGCAGGACACCAAGACGGACGTCACCACGCAGTCCCGCAAGCAGGTGCTGGGTTTGGCCCGCTACTGGTTCTACAACAGCCCGGTCGTCCGCGGGGCGATCGACTGCATGGTGCGAAACTCCATCGGCCCTGGCATCAAATGCCAGGCGCGCACGCCCGACGAGGGCTGGAACCGCGCCACGGAGGAGTGGTTCGACACCTGGACGGGCAGCTGTGACGTCCGCGGCCTGCTGGATTTTAACACGATGCAACAGGTGGCCACGCGCACGATGCTGCGCGACAACGAGGTTTTCATGATCCTGACCAGCGCCGGCGAGGACGGGGACTGGCCGCAGCTGCAGATGGTGGAGGCGCACCGTTGCGAGACGCCGCCCTACCTGAACGGCGAAAAGCGCATTGTGGACGGGGTCCGGGTCAACCCGCAGGGCCGCCCCTTGTCCTATTACATCCGCATCGGCGACGGCGACAAGTTCACCGAGGTGCAGTCCCCGGATCTGATCGTGCTGGCGGAACGCGACCGGGCGGACGAGTTGCGCAGCCTGTCGCGATTGGTCACCTGCCTCAACCTGATCCAGGACCGCGAGGAGATCCTGACCAACACGATGGTGGGGATCAAACGATCCAGCACGATCGGGCTGGCCCTGGAGGGGGAGGGCGCGCCGGGATTCTTCGGCCCCACCACTACCACGGACGACGGCATCACCACGGACAAAATCTTTGGATCCGGAGCGATCTGGAACGTGCCCAGCGGCCGCAAGATCCGCGAGATCAAAGACGACCGCCCCAGCCCGAACCTTTCCGACTTCATGGACCAGTTTTTGCGCGCCGTCGCCTCCGGCCTAGGCTTGCCCTACGAGTATCTCTGGAAGGCGGACTTGTCCGGACCCTCTCAGCGGTTTGTGCTGGCGCAGGCCCAGCGGCGTTTTGACGAGATCAGCCAGGCCGTCATCACGCAGATGGTGGCCCGGGTGCGTCTGTGGGCGCTGGCCAAGGCCATTAAGCGCGGCGACCTGACCCCGCCCCGCGGGATGGACCGCTGGTGGCAGGCTGTCTACCACACGCCGAAACGCACGACCATTGACGCCGGCCGCGACAGCGCCGCTGATCGGGAGAACCTGAAGCTCGGCACCATTACACTATCTCAAATCGCCGCCGAAGGCGGATACGATTGGCAAGAAATCGTGGATCAGCGCGTGGCCGAGCAGGTCTACATCCGCCAAAAGGCCACCGAGGCCGGCGTGGATATGTCTGAAATTCAAAACACCGGTAAGCCGGCTGCACCGGCCGTGACTCCTCCCAGTGCGCCTCCGGCCGATGAACCGCCGGCGCAGACGCCCACCCCGGAGCTGTCTGCCCCCACCATCACCGTTAACATGTCCGCCCCGGTGGAGATCACTGAACCCGCGGCTGTTTTCGATCCCGTGCCCGCCACGAAAACCGAGGCTTTCACCATGAAGGACGATCCGGATCTGGAACTGTCCGACAAGGAACTGGACATGGTAGCCAAGGCCATCGGCCTGAAAAACAAAGCCGCCAAGAAAAAGAAAAGCTAGGGTTTTTGACACGCCCGGCCAGCGCATGGCCGAAAAGAAATTTAAGGGCATCTCCGTCATCACCGCCGGTCCGGCCCTGGGCCATGATATGGTGATCGACGAAACCACGCTGGAACAGGTGGTCGAACTAGGAAACGCCAACTCGCCCGTCAAGGTGCTGGCCAACCATAGCAACGATGTCGGAGCCATCCTTGGGATGTTGGAAAACTTCCGGATCGACGGACCCCGCGTCCGCGCGGACCTAGAGCTTCTGGAAAATCATCCCCAGGCCGAATACTACGCCGAGCTCTTGGGCAAGCTGCCCGACCAGCTGGGCTTCTCCATCAGCTTCTCCGGCATCCCCCGGATGGCCGAGGACGGCACCGTGCTGGCCGACGTGCGGGACCTGTGGTCTGTGGACCTGGTAACGCGCGCCGCCGCAAACAAGTCCATCTATTCAGCCAAACCGGTTGACACTGCCAAAGTGGCCATGGTCAAAGAACCTTCGGTCGTAGAGACCAAGATTGAGGCAGCTGCCGAGGCGGCGCCCGCAGCCCCGGCGGCCCCGGTGGCAGTCTTCAACGCCGAGGAGGCCATCGCCGCCCTCGCCGCCAAGATCGAAACCCTTTCCCAACAGTTCGCCGACCTGGTGACCGCCAAGCTGGAAGCCGCCGTCGTTGAGGACGCACCCGCGGACGAGGCCCCCGTGGCCGAGCCCGCCCCGGAGCCCGTCGCCGTGGCCGCCGAGGCCAAAGCCGAAGCCAAGGAACTTTCCCAACCCGTGCCCAGCGTGATCGCCGCCAAAGTGATCGAGC